TCTGCAAAAATCCCAAATCCACAAAAGAGTTCTGATTAAATGCAAGACCGTATATTTCTTCAATAGAGGCAGTTGTTTCTTCTTCAACTCGAATATAGGTGTCCATTATGGAACCAAGATTCGAAAAATCAAAAGAAATATCTAAGTTTCTTAAAAGAAGAATTTCTCCACCTGTTCTTTCATTGATATAATTAAAAAACATGATGGCATGGTCATTTTCGTGAGCCGCTTGTTCAGCAAAGTATTTTGCAATATTAATAAGTTGCAGGTCTTCAAAATATGCTTCTATCATTTTATAGATATGCATATTGCGATATTCGTGCAAGACTTGAAAGTTTAGAGCTTCATTCAATTCATTAGATAATCTCATTTTAAAGCTCCTTTATCAATTTTTACCACGCAACATATGATGCAATGTCACCTGAAGCTAAAACGTAGCTCCCGCTTGAATCTGCCGCAAAAATAATGCTGCCACTTGAATTTCGCGTATATGTGCTTCTAGAACTACCAGAACTGGTCATCTGGGCAATGTACCCCTTAACTGTTCCTAATCCAGTATCTAGTGTCACGGCTGAAGCATTTGTATGAACTGCTGTAAGCACCTGTGATCCGCTAACAACCATATTTGGTGTCAGCGTAGCTGAAGCCGACTCCAAAGATGAAAGCAGTGTTCCTAAAGCAACATCTTTTGCAGCCTTCATGCTATTGTTCAAGTGGGTAATATTTATTGCACTTAATTTTGTCATTTGTTATTCCTCCTATTATTACGATAAAAGCCGTATTTTATTTTTAGTTTATTTATCAAATCTTCCCGCCTTTCCCAACGTTGGAGCCTGTTGCCCTGCTTTCCGCCCCTGATTCGGTAAGATTAGTATCCTTTTTTTGTGGACGACCACCATCAGTGGTTCCACCATCTTTCCCGCTTTGTTGGAAACCAGAAATTATTGGGGTAAGTTTATCTACAAATCCCGTTTCTTTGGCTTCTGCCAACTGTCGTTCAAAGTCAAATGGACTCATTCCAATGGCTGCCGCAATTTTTTGGGGAAGAACAACACCAAGGGAAGACAATTCAATTTGCTGATCAAGCCTCTGTTGTCTATTATTATAGAACTGTGTTCCCTCGAAATTAAAATCAAACTTATATTTCTTTGTTCTTGAATTAATCTGATATTTCAAAAAATTATTAAACTGGGGATACAGCGCAGTCATCAATTGTTCGTCACTATTCAAACTCAATTGCGTCTCGATTGTATTCATTTTTAAATCATTTGAAAACACAAGATTTGTATTTACGCCACTATTGCCCAATGCTGTTTTTAGATATGAACTATACACTTCATTATTGCTGGTAAATTCTATTCCCTTTACGTCTTCGAGAGGAACCGCAGCAACTTTCAATGCATCACCAATAGCCGCTTTGATAACGGCTAAAAATTGCCCAAGCACGGCAGGATTGATATTGAACTGATCTTTTACTCTGGCACCTGGTTCTTTTAGCAAGCCAATTTGACCAATTACAACTTTTGCAGCCACGCTTTCATTGATTGTCTTTTGTAATGCTCGCATAACGGGCTGCTGTATTAAGTCTAAAAACAATCCGCTAAAGTGCGGTAATCTTGTTGCAACAGTAGGGTTGAATTTCCAACACCATGCCTCAGAAACTGGTAAATCTTGCCAATAAATATAGCTAGATCTTCCTCTAAGCTGTTCTGACAATGTGGGGTCGTAGGTTCTAAATCCGCCTCTTCCATCATAAGCTTCTAAAAACTTCTGTTTGAAAAAGGGAGAATATAAATCTATATCAACCCCAGGTTGTATAAACCAATACATGTTCAGAGAATACAACCAGCCATAAGCCCATCTTCCAGTAAGCATTGTATACCTTGGACTGGAAGGCAATTCTTGAAGCGTGTATTTGTCTGGCGCATTTTGATTCTTGAAATCAAATCTTGGCGAACAGAAAAAAGCTTCATTTCGAAGCAATTGTTTTACAACATTTGCAAATTCTTCCCTATAATCAAATTTATCCAAAAACTCTTTTACAACATCTAAATCTTTTCTGTATGCAAGGCTCGTATATTCAGAGGTTCTATTACTAGGAATATTTACACATGAATATGTCAAATCAAAAGAAAGCATATTTCCTAAATAAGCAAGCAATCTTTTGTATGGTTGAGACGTAATCTCAAAATCTTGACTGAATGATTGTAATTGCTCTTCCGAGTCTTTTGGCGCTTTTAGTGCCGCCTCTAATGTGGCTTCTGTCGCCTGTACTGAATTCAGGGTTATGTCTTTCATTCTCTGATTCAGCAACATTGGCGTAATTATGCCTGGAAGAAACGTTGGATCATAGTTTCTTACAAATTCTAAAACATCGTAAACCTCTCGTTCAGTTACTTCCCCTATGAGGTTTGCTTGATCGTTGATTTGATCTGTCAAAGTTATACCTCCTTTAAGGTTTACGCAGTCTGCGTCAAAGCCATCATTTGCTGCAACATATCTGATTGATCAGGTTCTCTAATCAATTCTTGATCAAGCAGTGTGGCAAAATAATTTCCATAAGCAATTGAAGAATATCTATCTTTTCTGCTTCCTGATGGTTCAACCAATCTAACATTCCCCGAAAGCAATGTTAATGAAAGATTAATGCATTCATTTATAAATAAACTTGTTTGCAGATATGGGGCAATAAAAAAGGAATTAGCACTCAAATCCCCTTGATCTAAAAATTCTTTTTTGTAGCTTGACCGTATCATATAATCTTCAGCCTCAGATTCGTCAACTAAAAGCCCAAACATCTTCTTCTGTAAAATATCCCTCATTGCAACAGCTATTTCCGCATTCAATCTTGATGTAGCAGAAATTGGATACACGATAGGAAGAGCGTTCAAACCAGTTGTTCTTTCGCTCAATTCATCGTATTTACTATTTTCTATGGACGGATGTTGCATCACAGTCCAAGGATCATATTCAATTCCTCTTTCTTCATCTTTGGTAATAATTCCTAGCTGGTCATACAAAGTTACGCCAGAATTCAAAAAATCCAACACAAGATGATCAGCACCAAAATCATAAAATATCTGTTTTATTCGCAACGCTTGCCTAATTGAATTCACGCCAGAATAAGATTCCATGTAAACCAACTCTCTAAAATATCCTTTGTGCGTTGGCAACAATCTTATACAACCCGTAATAGACAGGTCGTTTGCCTGTCCAGCCATTTGAGCAATATCACAAGTAATAAGCCTTATTTCGCCTTCTTTCCTTTCTATCTGATAAGGGTTTTTCCTTGGGTTATAAGTAAGAATTCTTTGTGGATAAAATGCTCTCTTTATCTTTCTGACATTTGTAAACATCTTTAGTTTAAAGTAAGCATCAGCACTTTCTCCCCAAGGAATATTGTCGTACTCCATGAGGGCAGTAACTTCATCCATCTTAGATTTTTCGCTTTCAATCTGTTTGGCTGTTTTAATTCTGTGTCTTATGGCAGCTAAATAGTCAATAGCAATAAACCCAGCATTCTTACCTTTCAACATATTCTTGATGTTTTCTTTTGTTTCTTCGTACCACCATTCACCCTTATGCCAAGCAGAAGAGATAAAAGCCTCTTTCGATTCTTCAACTAAATGTTGGTACTTTGGATTCTTTAAGTATGGCGCTTGTCTAATATAAGAAAAAGGGCGGATAACCGCATCCACAACAGATTTATCAATAAGCCTGAATTCTTCGTAGATCGTAAACGTGCTTCTTTTTCCTCTTGAGCTGTCCCGTGCTGCCACAATTACAATACGACTACCATTATGCAAATCAACCTGCTTCGTATTCATATTAGAAGTCAGGTTGCGTATTTCTCTCGCGACATTTGGATAATTGTCTTGTAATTCCTTGATCTTATCATCAATGATAATGCCAGCCTGTTCCTTAGTTGAACTAACAACAACAACCTTAGACCCTGGATACAAAACTGCTCTAGCCATTGCATAAACGCCCAGAAGCCAGGACTTCCCTACAGCACGACTACATATAGCCACATAGGAATCACTTATACTCATTGCATATATCCATATAATCTGATATGGGTGCAAATGTATTCCAAAGTAATGCTCTATAAATCTGTGGATATTTCTTCTATAGAAAGTCGTCCACTCAATCATTCTTTCTCTTTTTTCTTGAGAAATCTGGTTGGTTGATCTTGTTTGTTTTGCTCTCTTGAATAAGTCGCTACTTTTTGCATAGTTGCTATAATTATTTTTATAGTTCTTATATGACATTATTCACCATCCACAAAATCAACATCATCATCTTCTTCATCAATAATGTCAATAGTTCCGCCAGAGATTTCCCCTATTTCTTCAACAGTAAAATCCCTTGATCCAGTAACGAAATTACGCATTGGTCTTTCTATGTAAAGCTTGATATATTCTACGATATCATCAACGTCTTTATATAGATCTTGATCCTCCCACCATTCCGCAGGGGTTTTTTCTTCAATATCTTTTATCCATTCGCCGTAGGTTTCATGACTCTTTCCAGCCGCCGCCGCATTTTGTTTGTCTGGAGTAAGTGCCGCTTTAGACATGGCCTCCATAAGTCTTTTTTCAAGCTGGGCAGTAGATGACTGTTCGAGTCTAGCTTTTCTTATATCATTCTGAATATAGCACAATATTTTCATCAAACTCAGTTCGCCATGCGTATCGCATTTGTTTGTTGCTTGCCATTGGGCTAATTCCAAGTCCATATACTCATAATCATCTACAGTAAGACCATCTCCCCAGAAGAACCTCCAATATTCTTGAATATCCATCTCTACATC